GTCCCACTACCCACCTCACCCTTTTTTACCTATATACTATGAAACATCATGTAAATTGGATGATTGAGGAAGACAGTATGGAAACTAAATATAAATTATTGGTTAAAGGAGCCGGAAATTATTCAGCCGACTCTCTTATCGAATTATTTTGGATAGTTTTCAAACATCGTTGCGAACATCTCCGTGCAGGAGAAGGTTGGCACGACTGAGGTTGTCCATAGTGGAAACCTCATTCACTACTCATCGCTGTGTGCTACAGGATGAGGATATTATTAACCTCGCTTTATAAGGAGGCATTATGGTACTAGCACGACACTCCGCGTTTACACCCCAAGACTTTCAAAAGATGATGGGCCTATCTGTAGGTTTCGATAACATCTTTGATCGTTTTTTCAATATGGATACAGGTTCACAGCAATCGTATCCACCATATAACATTCGGAAACAGAATGAATTTCAATACTCTATTGAGTTAGCCCTTGCTGGTTTCTCAAAAGATGATATTGAAGTTGAAGTAACGGATGGACAATTAGTTATCCGTTCCAAAGATAATGAGAAAGATGAAGAATCTGATTCTTTCGTCCACAAAGGGATTGCAAGGCGGTCTTTTAGTAGGACATTTTCTTTGTCCGATGACATCATTGTAAAGGGTGCGGATCTCAAGGATGGTATGTTGATTATTGACCTTGAAAGAGTGATTCCCGATGAAAAGAAGCCACGGCTGATTCAAATCGGTTCTTAATAATGACGCGGGGGCTCATGGTTGGGTGGGAATCCGCTTGAGCCCCTTTATGGAGATAAAAATGGCAGAAGAAACATTTAAAGTAAATACTGAAGAAGAAGCTGAAGATAAAACAGTTAAAGTAGAACAAGATTTTGACACACCAGAAGAAGAAGAAGAAGATGATGGTGTAGTACTTGACACTTCAACTGGTAAGGGATTAGAAAATATGGAAATCCCTGAGAGTATGAGAGCACCTGTATTTGAAGATGGTAGGAAAGTTCGCATCTTTATGAATGAGAAGTATGGATTTCCTCATGGTATTCAAATCACTGCAGGTATTGCAAATCACAAACCACAACTTGTAGGCAAACCATCAGATGTTGAGAGACATTCAATTCCAGAGGATGACATTGTAATTGAGATTGATGGTGAGATTCTTTGGAGAGCATCAGAAGATGGATTTCCAGACACACAACAAGGACCAGAGTGGGTAACTGAAATCCTAAATAAAGTAGTTGGGGCAGAGGAAGTTACTGACGATAGTGCAGTGATTGAGCCTGGAAATGAAGAAATTATTAATTAGGAGATTACATGGTTAAGTCTGAAAAGAAAGTTTTAAAAGAAGTTATGTTTGATGAAGAGGAACTTATTAAAGAAGAACCTGAACCAGAACCACAACTTCTTAAAGAAGAATCTAAAAAAATGACTAAAGAACAATTTCTAAAATCTGTTAATATGGATCATAGACCAAACTCTCAAAGAGCAATTGATGCTTGGGAGAATTATAATAAAGGATAATTATGTTACCACTTGCTGGTATGTTGTTCAATGTGGTTGCTGGACTTGTAGTTGATAAAGCTCAAGACTTGGCACATGACCATGTTGCAAAAATGATAGATGATGTTCTTCCCGATAAAGCGAAGAAAGAATTAGACAAGATTGTAAAGGAAGATCCTACACATGCATTTGACAATGCTCAAGATGCATTAGTTGCTGCGGTAGAAGGTAAACTTCCTGTAAAAATGAAAGATGGTAAATTATTACCAATCGAAATGACAGTCAAAGTAAAATTTGACCCAAACACACAAAAACTTGAGGTTATAACATGAGATTATCGCAGAACTTTTGGCTGAGTGAACTTACAAAAAGTTCAACAGCAGATAGAATGGGGATAGCAAATGAGCCAGGAATTGAAGAAATTGTAAACCTTACAGTTCTCACTCATCATGTGCTACAACCTGTCAGGGAAAAGTTTGGAGTGATAACTGTTAATAGTGGTTATAGGTCACCACAACTCAATGGTAAGGTAGGCGGATCTAAAACAAGTCAACATTGTTTTGGAGAAGCAGCAGACTTTGAACAGCTGGGTACACCAAATGGAGAAGTTGCTACTTGGATAAGTAAGGAACTCGACTTTGACCAGCTAATTTTGGAATTCTACACTAAAGGAAAACCTAACAGCGGATGGGTACATTGCAGTTTCAAAAAAGATGGTTCAAATCGCCAGAAGATTATGACCGCTTTAAGAGTAAATGGAAAAACTCAATACAAGCAGGGTCTTATTTTCTAATTGGACTAGTCCTCAAAATATATCTCCAATCTTTATTCATCATTGGTCTGTTTAAATCCAAAAGGTCTTGGGTTGACAAGCAGATCAAATGGTGTTATAATGTCTTTGACAAGTTAGAAATCCCTTATCAAAAATATTACTAATGTTTTATACTAATGTTCAATCTCTTGGAAACTATATTGCTCTGAGAGGTATCAATGAACGTGGCGAATCTATAAAACAAAAGATTCACTACGAACCTACCTTATTTGTTACCGCACAAAAACAATCTCAATGGAAAACCCTAGACGGCAAAATGGTATCTCCTGTAAAATGGGGTTCCATGAAAGATACAAGACAGGCAATGAGGGATTATCCTAGCGATGTCTTTGGTATCGAAGGTTTTCAGTATTCTTTCATTTCTGACAACTATCCTGGCTTGGTTGACTACGAACTTTCCAAGATAAGAGTTGCCTTTATTGATATTGAGTGTAGTTCTGAGTATGGATTTCCAGACATCAGACGTGCCAATGAAGAAGTTCTTGCTATATCAATCAAGATTGGTGATGACTTCAAAGTTTATGGTTGTGGAGAATACATTCCAAAACCAGGCATAAAATACATTAATTGTCCAAATGAAGAAGAACTTCTGAAGTCTTTCATTGATGATTGGGCTTCGAACTATCCAGATATTGTTACTGGTTGGAACTCTCGTTTCTTTGATATTCCTTATCTGATGAATCGTATCATTAGGATTCTTGGAGAAAAGTATGCCAACAAACTATCTCCTTGGGGTTGGTTCAAGGAAAATGAAGTAACTCTTGTTGGTAATAGAAGACATCAAGTATATGAACTTGTCGGTATTTCAAGTATTGATTACATGGATGCATATAAAAAGTTCACTTATGTTAATCAAGAATCTTATTCTCTAAATCATATTGCCTATACAGAATTGGGTGAAAAGAAATTAGATTTTTCTGAAGCGACAACTCTTCATGAATTGTATAGAACAAATTTTCAGAAGTTTGTTGACTATAATGTACATGATGTAGTCCTTGTTGAAAGACTTGAAGAGAAAATGAAACTCATGGAGATGATTATTTCTCTGGCATATATGGCCAAGTGTAATTTCAATGATGTGTTTTCTCCTGTGAAAATGTGGGATTGTATTATCTACAATCATCTCAGAGAACAAAAGATAGTTATTCCACCAAAAAAATATGAACAAAAGACTGAAGCATATGAAGGTGCCTATGTTAAGGAACCACAACTTGGTCGCCATAAGTGGGTTTGTAGTTTTGATTTGAATAGTCTGTATCCTCATCTCATCATGCAATACAACATCTCTCCTGAAACACTTCTTAAAATGCATCCAAGAGATAAGATGGTTGAGGCACTTCTTGATGGAGAAATAGATACTCAGTTTCTTAAAGACAAAAATATGACAATGACGCCAAATGGTTCATTGTACACTCGTAAGAAACAGGGGTTTCTTCCTGCCTTGATGGAGAAGATGTACACCGATAGAGTCAAGTACAAGAAGATGATGATTGAGGAACAGAAGAAAGGTAGGTCTGCAGACCCAAACAAGTTGGCACAGTATCACAACATGCAGATTAATCTAAAAATTGCTCTAAACTCTGCTTATGGTGCACTCGGTAATCAATGGTTTCGATATTATGATGTGAGAAATGCTGAGGCAGTTTCTGTCGCAGGTCAACTTTCTATCCGATGGGCCGAGAGGGCAGTCAATCAATATCTGAATAAAGTCTTGGAAACTGAAGACAAGGATTATGTTCTGGCTTCAGATACAGATTCCCTTTATGTGACTATGGAGGCCATGGTTGAGAAAGTAGGACTGACTGATACAGATAAGGTGATAAATTTTCTCGATACAGTTTGTGATGGTAAAATTCAAAAGGTGATTGATGACTGTTATGGTGAATTGGCAGAATATATCAATGCATTCCAACAAAAGATGGTGATGAAGAGAGAGGTTCTTGCTGATGTTGGAATCTGGACAGGGAAGAAACATTATATTCTGAATGTCCATAATTCTGAAGGTGTTCAATATGAGG